CGGCCCCGCCGACCGACGTCAGGCCGATCTCGTTACGTCTCAGGTACCAGAACCGGCACTGCATCAATATCGACTCCTGCAGATCGTCTGGTACCGCAGTCTCACCGTCAGCAGGCGTATCGGCTGGATCGATATACCCGCCGGTATACACCACACGTACCGCCTGCGTGCCCTGCAGGAAATTGACCCACTTGCGATGCAGTAAACCGGATTCGGCGTCCAGTCGATACTCGTCGTCTTCGGTCAACGCATCAACATTGTCCCAGTCATGGTCCAGTGACTCCTTTACAGATGTAATCGAAATCACCGGATAAGCTCGCAAACTGATAACTGTGGCCCCGCCGTTGCGGTATTCCGTGACAGCCGAGGCGGGTTTTTCAAGCTTCCGGTCACAATACCTTGCCGCACGCATACTGACACCCTGCAGAATCATCGTCAGCAGGGCATCCAGGCTGCTGTCACCGATCTTTAACCATGTTTTGAGGTCCGCAAGTTTCGCAAGCATTTTTCACTATGCCTTTTTCTGTGACTTGGTGTCAGCCGGCCCGATGATCTGCACATGTCCGACCTTTTCGCCGGCAAAGAGCTTTGCACGTGCCTCGTCGAGTACCAACTCGTCACCGGCTTTGTACACCTTGCCGTTTTCACGTATGGTCTGTAACACCTTGCATTTGACTTGTTTTGACTCCGGCATTGTCTTTGTCTCCTATATTGTTAACATCCTCGGGGCGTCGCGACGCCACATCACGACGCCCCAGAACCTCTCTATCCCTCAATGGGTCTTTTATTATGTGGACGATTTCAACTTCAAGGCTACCATTGCACCGGGATTGCTGCCGTCGCCGCAATTAACGGCCTGGATCGCCTTACGCTGAATGGCCCGAATCGCGTTAAGATTGTAATCGAACTTGATGTCTTTCGACTCGGCCAGCTCAAGCTTTCGTTTCTCGGCAAGTAAGCCGCAAGCCCACAGATCGCCGAACCACAGGAACTGGGTACCGGCTGTAATGTCAGACAGTTTCGGGAAGCACGGTGCGGTAACCAGTGGGTAGCCCAACAACGACTTCTTGGGCTGTTCGTTCTTGGTCAGGTTATCGATCGCCTGGTTGCCGTTGGCATCCTTAACGCCCAGCAGGAACGACCAGACCGTCCTGTGGCAGTAGAACTTCGTACTTTCCGTGTCGTAGTCGTCCGGCAGCAGACCGATCAGTGCCAGCAGCTCAGCGTACACCAGGTTCGCCAGGGTAGCCGAAACGGTTTCCTGCACACCAGCCGCACCGATCGATTCCATCACACCGGTGATGCTGAAGTACGTACTCGTACCGTCACCCATGAACCCGCAAGCGTCTTCTTGCTTACCGAACGCACGGGCAATACTGCGAGCAACCATCTCGCCCAGGGCAACCATCGCGTCGTCCTCGATCTCCAGACTGGCCAGAACCAACGCCGTCCACATCTTGTACGTCATGGCCTGGCTGCCGGAGGTTAAGTCACTGGCGGTTATCTGTGCACCTTCACCGGGCACATATACCGTCGGATCACCTTCCAGCGTCGGGATCGTATCCGGTGTTCCCGGCCAGACGCGACAATTCTGCCGGAACATGCCGTATCGGCCCTGTACCAGGTCGAGGATGGTATTACTCAGTACCGACGGAACCCACTCGGCACCTTGTGTGGAGGTACCGGCAAGCATCGCCTTTACGTCCATGCCCTGCTTGTCAAGCCAGTCACCGGACTTTTCTTGATGCAAGACACAATGCAGCACAACGTGCCCGAATGCCCGGGCGTCGTCGGCACTCTTGAACTGACCGACATAATCGCCACCGCGATAAATCTGCTGGTGCGTTGACTTCAGGGCACCCTCGAACGACTTGATCATCTCGGCCATGTTATCTTTGGCCAAACCGAGCTCCTCGATCTGCTTCTGCATGGCCTCCGATGATTCATCGGCCTTATCGAGCCGTTCACCGATACCGGTGACATTTTTTGAGACTTCTTCTATCTGTTCACTGATTTCACGCATAATTCATTCTCCGTTCTTACTTCTTAAAAAACCTAATGTCCTTGGCGTCTTGGCGGTTAAGTCTTCGCAACCGATGCGGTAGCCGCCGCCAATTTCGCCAACTTGTTCCCAATATCCGGCCCGGTAGACCCCGTCGCGTCGGCACGTGCGTGGGCCGCATTATCTAACGCACGTGTGTATACGCCGTCGGGATCCAGGATTTCCGCTTTCAGATCTTCGAACAACAAAACCATGTCGTTGTTCGTGACTTGTTCGTCCTTCAACTGCTTGACCATCTCGATCAGTTTCTCAACCTGCTTGCCCTGCGTATCGAGCAACCGTCGATAGACCTGATCGATTGCTTCCTCTGCACCGTCAGAACCCTTTGCAGCAGGTACTGGCGGTGTATCAAGCGACTTGATCAGCACATCGGCCATATCGTTGCTTAGAGCCTTGCCACGCTGTGAGATAATCGCCTCACGATTGCACGGAATAGCAACCACCGACACCTCCAGCAGCTCCACTTCCGTAAAGATACGCGGTCCGCGATTGCCGTTTTCGTCCTGCGTATCCTCCCATTTGCGAGCTATGAACCCTACAGAAAAACCGGTCAGAAAGCCGCCCTTGATAAGCTGCTTGTATTGCTCACCCAACTCACCGGGTGCATAGGCACACTTGATGAACAGTCCCTTGTCGTCTATCTTTGCGTCCAGCGGCTTGCCGATCACCATTGACTTGCCCTCATAGCTGGTCGTCCAGTGCCCGCCGAGAATTACGCCGGTGTTTATAAACTGCTTAAGCGACTTTTTGAACGCCTTTGGCTCGATGATCTCATTGTCACGATCAAGCGTGTTGGTTGACGCATAACCTTCGAACGTATCCTCATCAACCTGCTTGATTTGTCCGCTCTGCTTGTATCTCTTAGCCTGTATGTCCGTCTTGTTTTCCATCTCTTGGTTCTCCGTATGTCAGAAATTGATGCTTCGTATAGTGCTGAAGCGTAATATCCTTACCGTTTTCGCTGACCACCGGCAATTCGGCACACCGGCAGTTGATTATTTCGCCCGGGGGCCCGGCGGTATCGCCCGGATGCATCAGCTTATATCCACCGACATCAAAGGCCTGATCGACGGGAATCGGATTGTCCTGATACTTGGCGTCCGCCGCGATATGCGAATCGCGGACCGTTTTGTCTCGTGCCGACAGCCAGCCCTTGCGGGCTACACCTGACCGTACCATCCCTGCATGTCTGCCGGCCGATACCGCACCGGCCGTCTCGGTCCGTGCAATAGTCATCGCCCGCTTACCGCTGAAGTTGTAATCCTCTCGAATTCGCTGTGCCAATTGTGCTATGGTTTCGCCCTCATCGACACCTTTGGCCAGTGACGCCGCCAGCTTCTGCCGTGTGACCTTATTGACGTTCTGCAGTTTCGGGATCCTCTTTGTCAGCTCCGAGACCACCGCCGGATCGGCTGTGGTGAATTCCTGCTCGATGGACAACTCGGAAAGTATCTGCTTGCCGCCAAACGCCACCGCCTCGCTTACCGTAGGCGTAACCAGTGCCCGCAACACGCCGTTTTCTACACGCAGGTCGAACAGGATCGTCAGAATTTCCTCTTTCGGCAGATTTTTCTGTCCCTTACCCAGGGTCAATCTTTCCTCCAGATCCGCCAGCCGTTGAAGCATCCCGCTTCGCTGCCGATAAAAATAACCCTTGATCTGGTCTGTAAATTTTTTCTCAAGCTTGCCAAATGATGCCGCCCAACGCCGCCAGATATTATCTTTTAGGATTTCGGATTGCGAATTTCGGATTGCGGATTTATCCGATCGGTGTTCGATATTTTTCTCATCTTCCTGGCCTTCCGGCAGTTCCGGACCAAGGTCCATTGTCTCATTCCACGGCACCAGCGTCATCGGCTTGTACCATGTCTCACCCCATTCGTATTGCGGAAATCCCCAGCCGAACAGGTCATTTACATCATTGAACGTCGCCCCGATTGCACACAGCTCCTTGCCCGCCTTGATACTGGCCAGTCGCATCCGCCGTGCGGTGGAGTGCGAGTCGGTATCGAACCACACCCAGAACTCACCGTACCATCTAGCGATATTCTCAGTGAACGCCTCGGCAAGTGCATCGGCAAGCGGTTTGATTGCACTGCTAAAATAAATTTCCTGGTATTCCTGGATCTTGTAATTCGCCTTTTCCTCTACACCCACAACTGCCGGAGGCGTTTTTAACGCCATACAGATGTCGATACGTGACATCTTCTTTAGCTCAAGGTGCTGCATATCGACCATACTCTTGGCCGTGTCCTGCCACTTCAATCCACCCTCCAGCAATGACAGTTTGTTCGCCTTCTCGGCCCCCCCGTGCCTGGCCTCGATCGACTCGATTATCTGCTTTCGTTGCGGATCGGTAAGATGA